TATTTTCTTGAACATTAATATCATATTCTGTAAATAAAAGTGGATTTACTACCATCCTTCTATTATTATCATCATATTTAATAACTATTGTCGTTGTTATTCCAGTATTTACTTCAAAATAAATATAATCCGATTTTGATAGTCCATGTGTGGATGCTGTAGAAACTGTAGTAATATTTCTATTAACTATTCCTTTGAGTATTTTATTTGGATTTGTTACGAAGCTGTGATTTATTCCTGTTCCTATTCCAGTAAAATATAAAGTATTTACGGAAATACTGGAGTCAATACCAACAAAATTACCGGTTGATCCAAGTCCAACTTTAGATGTTGCTATTTGAATTAAATCACTTGAGACTTTAGCAACATATAAAACTTGATTATTTGTAAGTGATGAAATACCGACACCATTTGTCGAAATAGAAACTGCAGAGGATCCGTTTGTCCTATAAACTATTTCATCTCCGGTATTTAAATTATGATCTGGTAAATATATGGATTTGGTTGGAATGAAAATATGTGTAATACCAACTCCAGGGTTTGAAAATGTTATAATACTACCAAATCCAACCCCAAATGAAGTTCCAACCCCCACTGATTCTTTTGGATTAAAATATATTTCTCTGGTATAATTATAACTATCATAATTGTCCGATATTAAGTTTGCATCTACCGTGAACTTTCTAGTGTTTTCGGTAATAATAGTTGATGCACTATGCGAAAAACCTGAAGTGTTATTATATTGCCTTTGAACCCTTATTCTTGAATTCCTTTTATCTACATTTAAAACTTTAACCAATTCTGATTCAATCTGAAGAATATCATTCTCTCTTATGTTTGGGTAGTCTAAAGTACCATTAACACTAAAATAAGTTATAATACCTGTAGTTGAAACTGATGATATTCCGGAAATCAATGAATATGTATTTGATTGAACGCCAACGCGAACAAATTGAGATATGGACATTCCATTAGTTGAAATTCCACTAATAGAAACAAAATCATTGTTTTTAATGGTATGTGGTAATGATGTAAATCCAATAAATGATGATCCTTTTTTATTTGGAACAAATTCAATATCGGAGAATAATGTATTCTCCGTCAATACACTTTGTATTTTTTTACCTTCAATAGAAGAAACCTTGGATACTGCATTTTTTCCATTAGTGCCTTTATTGTCGAATTGTACTAAATCTCCTACTTTATAATCGGACCCACCAGATAAAACATCTACAAAATCAACTTTTCCTAAGGATGTTTTTGTAATTTCTAGATTTTGTTTTTTAATTTTATTGGGATCATCTATAAATTTATAAAAACTTTTATTTTTATCCAAATTATATGGAGATACATTTCTACTTAGAGAAATATTTTTAAAATCAATATTATCTTGATTTGAGTGTTTGTTAAAGTTATAATCTATAGGATTTGATCTAAATTTATTTCCAATAAAGTAAGGAAATTGTGGTTTTCTGTATCCTCTAAATGGCAAATCTGATTCTAAATCATTGGGATTTATTGTCGTAAAATATGCATAAATTCCATTTGGATACTCGGGGGTTATGCAAAATCTCCCATTGTGTTCATCTAAATCTCCCGCTTTTTGATAGGAATAATCTTCAACAAAAAATCCTTCCGAATAAAGTGGCTTTCCTTCAGAAGATAATGGATTTGGTCTGTCAGTAAGAGTTGAAGAGACATTAAGATATCCAGACTTCATTAATCTGATTTGTCCGCCAGTTATTGAAGAATAACCATATGGACCATAAATTGGATTTCCATCGTAAGCCCATCCAATTATTGGAGAATGGGCGTCTGATAATGTTTCCTTTCCGTTTTCTACTATTAAATCTGGAATGTATACTACTTCTCCTTCTATCTTTTTAGTACCAAGAACAGATTTTCTCAAACTTCTTGGTGAATATAAATGTGAATACTGTAGTCCAAAATCTAAATTGGTTCCATTAGAAATAACACCATCATCATCTACAACTTGATTATTTTGCAATAATCTTTCAAATATATTAACATTCCATATTTTTGGTGTAAAATATAATTTTCCATTTCTTCCTGAAGAAGTTATCGAAATTTTTGTATCGTTACCAAGATATCCAATACCACCGCTCACTATTTTTACCTCTTGTATTTTTCCATCAGAAATAATGGGAACAAGAACAGCACCTTCTCCAGATCCAAATACATCTATTTTTGGAGGTGAATTATAATCTTTTCCGGAATTTAAAACAATAACATCGCTTATTTTTCCATCAGATATTACTGCTGATAGTTCAGATCCAGAACCACTGTTTAAAACATATGATGGTTGTCTATTATAATTTAGTATTTCAGATGCTCCATATCCAACCCCACCATTTTCTACAAATACTGATTTTATTTTTCCTCTAAAAATAGGTTGCAAAGAAGCAGTGAAATTTTGATTGGAAAAAGTCGAAACTCCTATCCGACCAGAGATAGAAACTTGAATTTCTGGGTAATTGAAACTATGGAGTCCAGATCCCTTGGATGTAAATGAAATATATTGATTATTTTTATAATAAAAATCTAAGTTATCTGTACCTACACCAATTTGCGAAAGTTTAAAATTATTATCATCTACTTTTGTTACATAATAGGACCCTTGAGAAAGACCTCCTATTGGGATAATTCCTGGAGTGTATGAAAGAATCTCTCCACTATTATATTTGTGATTTTTGATCGTGATTATATCTGATGCAGTATTGATTCCGGAAGATGTTACACTTGTTTTTCTATTTTTATAACCACTCCCAGAACTAATTATTGATATTGATTTAATAACTTTTTTTAGATTGATACATAATAATCCATGAGATCCATTTCCATATGAATTTAAATCTATTGCATTTACTGATAAAATAGAGTCTGAATATGTTTTATGTAGTTTTACTGTATTTTTATTTTGAACTGAAGCATAATAGATAGAATCAGTTGAAAGTCCACCCACAGAAGTTTGTCCATACGTTTTGTAAACTATAGATTCGCCATTTCTAAATTTATGTTCTGATGAAAATGTTATTGTATTGGTGGAAAGATTTACGAAATTGGATGATGTAGAATTAAACTCAACCAAATGATCGACAGAACTCATATTTGGTCTTGCTATAGCACCTGATCCATTGCCGCCAGTAATAGTAATTACCGGTTCATCAATATAATCAAATCCAGTATCAAGTATATCTATTCTATCCAGACTACCTTCAACTTCGCAATAACAAGATACCCCAACACCAGATAAATCCGTTACTTTTAAACTTGGTGGATTTATTAAATCATAATCTGATCCTTCAGAGATAACACTTATATTTTCTATCGGACCATAAAATACGGAATCCTTTGATTTATAATTTAATATTTCTACCCCATTTATAAGAATACCCGTAAATCCGGGTGAAGTTTGATATTCTTCTTTATTTGTTATTGGACTTGAGATTTTTCTAATTAGTTTTTGTGATTGTACTTTTTTACCGGAGAAACTACTATATTCAAGTAAACCATTTAAAGTCGAACCTGTTATTGATACATAACTATTTTTGTAAATATTTGATCTGCTTTTGGATAATCTAATAGTATTATCGTCTATTTTTTTGATAAAATAAGTCTCTTCGGATAAATTTAAAGTATCTGATAAATCTAAAGACCTATAAAATACACAATCTCCCGTATAAAAACCATGATTTTGAATAGAAATATCTATAGAGTTGTTAAATGAACCAGAAAACCTTCTAGATCTATCATCAATCTTTATGGGTTGATTTAAATAAGTTGGAAATGAAGGAGATGCTACAAATAAAGAACTACCATCAGAATAAACATTTTGTACATTTGTACCATAATTATTGAGATTTGGATAATTACTCGAATTAACTTTAGATATATACTTTTCAATTATATACTGACAGTTATCTATTATTTCTAATTCACCAGATTGCTCAACAATAAAAGATTTTGAGTTTAAAACCGAAGATATCAAACAACTTTTATCCAATCCATTTGAAGAAGTTATTTTTGCAAGATCTCCAACGACAAAATTATGATCATCAAATGTAGTTATTTTGTATAAAAAGTTAACATTATTTTGTATTTCTATAGAAAAAATCTCAAAAGAAGTTGCGATATTAAAGAACCAGTTATTTGCAGACTTTTCTTTTAAAGCAACTCCGGGAGATTTTATATCTATAAAATCTCCGGATTTATAATAGAATGATTCTGGTAAAGATAAATTAGATAAAACACCAGTTATTCTAACCTTAACAACATTTGAAGTATCTAATCCCGAATAACCATAAGCATAAACATCTAAACGTAGATTTTGCTTAGACTTAATAGTTTGATCAATTCCAGAACATTCGAAAAACTGAGTTAATGATTTTGACTTGTATGTAACTGTAGAAGAGGATCCATTTTCATGGTTAACGATAAGAGTGCCTGAAGTCGGAAATCCTACGGTAGAATCTACATCAAGGGTTGTTTCCCCAATATTTGCTTTCGTTATTAGTTTTGTTTGGGGATGCATAGAAAATTCCCCAAAAACAGATCCCCTAACATTAATATCTTTGTTGTAATCATAATCTAAACTTAATACATAATAATCCTTTTCACCTCTGGATATTTTTTGGACAGCATTAATAGATCCAGTAGATGCAGGAAAATAATCTGTTTGATCTTGAAATAACGTTCTATTGACCAGATTTTCTGGATTGCCCTCAAGTGCCTCAACAACCAAGTCTTTAGTTACTCTATATTGAGCATTCGATGGTATAAACAGATAATCTCTGGGTTTAACTACACTGACACTTTCTCCATAAAGTGCTTTAAATAAAATATTAAAAGAATCATCAGTTCCTTTAGAAGAATAAAAATCTCTTGCTTGTTTAAGGAATAAATTTTCATTTATTCTTGAATCTATAGTTCTATTTTCAAATCCAGGTAAAACTTGTTTTTTAATCTTTTTAAAAAATTGTTTTAAGAAAAGAATACTTAAATTATTAACCTTTGTTGAAGTGCCATTAACTACTGATTTATGAATAGAAGATTCAGAGCTAGAAAAAATAAGTTCATCTCTTTTTCCTGTATTTTCGTATAAAGTTGTTCCACTAAATCCTCTAATGCACCCAGTAAAAGAATTGGCAGTGATTCCAGTGTAAGTAATTATTTCAGAATCTATTTGAATAAGACCATAAGATTCTGGAAATCCATAAGTAGATGAAACAAAAATAACATCATCAAAAAAATCTATATCTTTTTCTAATGTTGTAGAATCGACCAGATTAGTCAGATTATCAATTTTAACATATTGATCAATGTTTTGGAAAATATCTAAAGAAGATCCTTGCCCCTCAAGTGAAAGGTAATATTGTGATAATAACTCAGCAACAAGTGGAAATTCTTCTTTTACGAATACTGGAAGTTGATTTTCAGTAATTGAACTAATCTTGATTCTTGTATCTGCCATTTTTTTATAATCTTACTAGTGACCCGTTTATGTAACTTGATGTGGAAGTATATGATGTTCCGGATGGATCAGCACCAGAAGAAATGCTATCTGATAACATATTTAACGTACTATGATTAACATCTAGTTGTAAATATAAATCCTGTAGCCCGATTACATCATTTGATTTTGGAATCGCTTCAATTTCAATAAAAGAATTACCCAAAATAGTCTTTGAAGTTGACGTTATATTTACTGGATTTAATTTTATTTCTCCAGTTTCATATTTAATAACCCCGGCAGATCTTTTAATAATAGTTATATCGGTTTCGGAGTCAAATCTGAAAAAGAAAATTTGTCCTTCAGTTTCACTAATTGGAAAATCTGAAAGATATAAAGTATCAGATGAGTCCGATATAGTAAATCCAGATGATTTTATATTATACCCATTTATATTTTTTATATAAAAAGAGTTTCCAAAACAAATTTCATAATCTGCTGGTTGGTTTAAAAGTGCATTTAGATCTCTTCTGATTTTTATTTTGGTGATATTAGAAGTTACTGATTCATGACTATTATCAATAATATTTTGAAATTTACTATATTTAAATCTAGCTCCATACTTATTTAATTCGGTTGAACTAGAATATGTTTTAATATTATCCAAAATAATACTTTTAACATAATCAGAATCTGGGGCAAGATTATTATTATAATATGCTGTCACATCAACCTCCAAATACAAATACTTAATATCAACAATTTCCGCAACAATACCAGCAATACTATACTTTCTTAACTTATTTTTTAAATTGTCTTTTATAGAGTTGGGCACAAATGGACCATAAAATGGTTTTATTGCAATAAAAACTTTTCCATATTGCGGTGGATTTAAATCTTCACCGCCGAATACCGAAACAGATTGAGTTTCTGGATATATTCTTGGCACTATTGCCTCATAATCAGATGCAGTTACTGCTCTGTTATATGAAGAATAAACTTTTGGGGAATATTTTTTAATTGAATCTATTGATTCAATTTCTTCACCTCCTCTAGAAGCAATGTCTACTGTGATTAAAGAGATATCGGAGGTAATTAAATTATTATTATTATCTACTATTCTTCCAATAAATTTAAAAGATCCAATACCATTGCCAGATTTTCCATTAGTTGCAATGTAAGAAACATCAATATAATTTAAATCTTTAAGTTTTTCTCCAAAAATACCGTCTCCAAAAATTAGTTCATATCTTTGATCTTCTATTTCTTGTAAAAAGAAAACCCTTGCAGTAGAACTCGATTCTATTATACTATCGGAAAAAAGAAACTTTCTTGATGAGGTACTTGATTTTTTATCTCTAACGAGTACTGAGATTGTTGATGTATCTATATTCTGATTATTTAAAATAAACCTTTGCGAAGGATTTGAAGATGAAACTTCAAAGTTTGATGTTAAAAATGTTCCCTCATAAATTTCTATATTATTAAAAAAAGCAACATCATTTACAACAGGGACAGTTATATCCGATGGAATAGAAAAGACATAATCTTCATTTCCAGAAGAATAAGATGTTCTCGATACAATTCCTTTTTTTAAAGTTAATGTTAGTGGTTTTGTACCTAAATTTGAAGTGTCAACAAAAAAAGAAATATTTGCTTTTGCTGCAGTTCTTGACCTAGGGACATATCCAATATTTCTTGCTAGAGCAACTACATTTTCTCTCAAAGTTGCGCTATCAAGAAAAACCTCATTGCTAATCATATTAGCATTATATGAGGAAATATATGTATTGTAAGATAATACATCAATCAAAGTGGATAAGTTAGATCCCTCAAAATCATAATCTGTGAAATTTGAGTTGGATCTTAAATAATCTTTGATCGATGTTTTTATTTGATCAAAATCTAGATTCGTAAAGTTTACTAATCCCATTTATCGTGTTGGCTGTAGTGCAAATGATAACTGTTGTGGAAGAACATCAATTCCAACTATAAAGTATTGTACAGAAACATTAAAGTTGTTATTATCATAGTCAGGTTTCACAGAAACATCTATTAGATTAACTCTTGGTTCATAATTTTTAATTACGTTTTCAACTTCAGATTTAATAATTGATGCTGTGATTTCATCAAGGTTTTCGAAGAGGGATTTGTTTATTTTTGAACCAAGATTTTGGTTAAAAAATCTTTCTCCCGTATTAGTAAGAATTAAATTGCGAATAGAACGAGCAATTGCATTCTCATTTTTAAGTACAATAAGATCGTAATTGATTGGGTTGACCTGAAATGTCATACTCAGGTCTTTGAATGCTTTACTTACCCGTTCTACAGGCATATGAATGTATAAATCTATTTTATTTATTCGGGTTTTTTAATTCGTATAGAGGTTCAGTTCCGTAATCCCAGTCATCATAGTCATTATCATTACGAATTTTTGAATGAATTTCATTTTGATGGAAAAAATCATGTTTTTTTGGAGTCAAATCATCATTTGCAATTTCACGAAGCATTTTTTGGTTTTTAATTTCCTCATCCCAACCATATTCGCTTGCCAAATATTGAGTTCCCCACTCATTTTTCATAAAATTTTGATCTTTATCGACTCTTTTGGACATTATGTGCTCCTGATTCGTTAAAATCAGAACTTTTTACGGGGTTGCTATCCCGAATTTTCAAAAATATTGTTGTTTTTTCGATCTAAAGTGTAATTTTTTTGTATTCTTACCTCAGAATTCCTAAATGTCCAGCACTCGCCTGTATTATCTAGGAAAACAACCCATTCCAAATCATGTTCTTGAGAACGATCGATCACAAAAAAAGCCCAACCTTTACCTTTGGGGGTAAAAACTGGGATTTGTGGGTTTAATTGGAGCATTTTATTATTTTCCTTGACCACGGTACTTCTTTTTGCGTCCATTACGAGAGGTCGCACTCAGTAATGTACGAGGAGATCGACCTTGACGAGTTTTCTTAGGTGCTCCTGGCTCAAAAATAACTTTACTGCTTCCACCTTTTGCCATTAGATTTCCTCCATTTTAATAAAGTTTGGATCAAAGTTTTCTTCCGAGTAAAAACGCTCAGAAAGGTTTTGAATAATCTCAGTACAGTCTTCTATACTGAGATTTGTATAAATTTTACGTTCTTTATAAAATATATTAAATTTTTTCATTAGATAATGCGAGTTTTTTCATGCCCCACTCTAATACGAGGATCGCACCAGATTTCAAATCCTGCTTCTTTTGCATCAAGACAGAATGAAACATCTTCTCCGCACATATCTTGAACTGCACCCGATTCAAAAACTTGCATCTTTGGAGCAAACCAAGGATATTCAAGATTCTCAAAAACTCCATTTTTAATCATCACCCAACCAAATCCTGTATAGTCAACAGTAAAGGGTTTACGACGCTTTGAGATACTCTCCACAGTCTCGTGATTCATTACACCACCATTTTTGCGAAAGTCATCTTCTTCTAACCAGTGTGCGACAGAAGTTGTGTGACCATCCTCAGTTGCATACCAACCTGCGACAATCTCACGTTGTTCCTCATCTTCGGGGAGAGCAACATCACAAAGTTGCCAGAATTTTTGCGAATCAAAAACAATATCAGAATCAATCCATAATTGATAATCATACTCTAGTTTTCCGTCCCAAGGAACTTGTTTCGGTCCACGAAGTACATTTGCCCCAAGTACCTTACAACGTGCAAAGTTTACCATTGAAGAGTAATCTTGCGAAATCTGAATACTCATTCCATTTTGTACAAGATCGAAACAAAGTTGTACAAATGCTTTCAAAAAGATAAATGAACATCCTCTACCCGGTAAACAAAATACGATACTTTTTCCTCGCATTCTTTCTTTGATTGCATCATAATCCCATTCTTCGGCAGACTTTTTTGGCGCCGCTGCTTTAACAGTAAATCCTTTTGCCATAAGTTAAAAAATAACCTTCAAATTCAATTTTAACACTCTATATATGTGCTGTCAATGAGAAGAATTTAGAATAACTTCTTTGTTTAGAATTAATTCCTCATACTGTAAATCATCACCGACAGTCTTCATATCAAGTAACTCAGCCATTCTGTGAAGCATATCCCAAATCTCAGCGAACTTGCTTTCTGAGAGGCTGTGATAGATACACCGACCCTTTGCGTATATGTGATAAGTTTTTTCCATAGAATATTTTTATTTTTTCCATACATTATATATTGCTACTAACAATATTCCAAGGGGGATTCCGATAATTTTAAACATTTTATCAGGATATCGTATCATCCATCCTACTAAGACAACCTTCCAGAAATTCCAATATGGTCGCTTATTTTTATATTTCAACTTTGGGACCATTTTTTTGCCCGGAAAATTTTTATGGGAGTGATATTTAGATGTCGATTTGTCACCTCTGTAGGTTGGGAAGGACCCTTTTTTTATATACGCACCGCCGCGCGGCGCTATAACAAATCGGCGCCAAAACACTGCCGAATCACTATATCACCAAGTATAACACTGCTGCCCCACGAAGTCAATCATGGGGCACACAGTTAGACTACATCAGAACGCAATCTCCTCCAGAGTAGGAATACCCAGAATACTCTCAATCATGGGCGATTCGATAACATCAAACCCGCCGACATTATCAGAGGTGAGTGCATCAAGAATCGAAAGAATCTCAGTGCCAGTGTTACCTTGTGCCAGCAGAGAAAGCATCACGGTCTTAGACATGTTGTGTTCTTGTGTGTTAGTTAGTGTGTGAACAGTAAGTGTCTTTATAGGGCGCATCTTATTCCCTTACGTATTACTTAAGGAGTTCTGGATGAGTACATTTAATCTCCTCAATCAGTTGTTCGTCGCTGATACGCTCAAAATCAGATTCCATCATCGCGTATAGAAGTTCTTGCATATCTTCCAGGGTCATATTGTCAATCAGTGCGTTGAAGTAAGACTCAAGAAGTGCAGGACGATTGATGATTTTCATAGTCACTTAGTAAGGAATGAGTGAGTGTTACTTAAGGTCAGAAATCAAACACATCGCTATTGATCTGGATGACATTTACAGCGGGGTCATTAAACCTAACGCCGTCACCAGTGGTAGCATTACCAACCAACTCTAGGAAGGATTGATAATCACCACACGCTGCAGCAAGGTGATACAGATTCTCAGTATTGTTGATCCAGAGTGCAACATTCCAAGTCTCATAATTCTCCCAACCGTTATACTCAGTGGAAAGGATGTTGGACTGATAAGTAACTGTCATTTTCGTTTGAGTGAGTGTTAGTTAAGAGACGAAATCAGAAGGAAAGGAGTGCAGAATCCATCTCTACTTCAGTGATAGTTCCCTGATGCAATTGGGTGTTCAGAGTGTACATCAGATCACGGAACTCGCTATAACGCTTGGGAGCAAATTTGTACAGGAAGAAGATCTTACGGGAGATCGGATTCTTCATCGTGTGAACAAAGTTGCGAATCTGGTTGAACATTAGTGGTTTGTCTTGAATGTTAGCGGGGGGTCGTTTGTCTGCCCCCCATACTACTGGG